ATCAGCTGATTCATGCTTTCGAGTTGTTCTGTAGATATAAGAGCAAGCATTAAGTCAGCAGTTGCGGGCAAACCAAAGGATTCTGATGTATCGGTGAGTTCAACATCAGTATTACCAAACCCTGTACGAGTGACTTGAGTTGCAGACCAAATTGGAAGATTGTGTTCTACCGCTAGACCGCGTAATTCTTCAGCGATTGCTTTAATGAGTGAATATGTATTCACAGAACCGCCAAGTCCTTTCATTCGAGAACTACCACAGATGTTCAAATAGTCAACATAGATTACATCTGGTTTGAAATCTTTCTTTAGCTTAAGTTCATCTAATAGCGCTCGGAAATGTCCAACATGAGCTGTTGCGGTTGGGTATTCCTTAACGATAAGTTTTCCGCGTGTTTTCTCTTTGAGTTTGTTAACTTTGGAATCAAATAATTCGTGAGGCAACGTCTCAAGTTGATCAATCGGCACGTCAAATAGGTTTGCGTCGATTCGTTCAGCAATCCTTTCTTCTGCCATTTCCATAGTGATATAAAGCACGTTTTGTCCTGCGGACAGATTGGCAGAAGCGAAGTGGCACATTGCCAAAGACTTTCCAACGCCTGTACCCGCAAGTATGATATTGAGAGTTTTGTTTGAAACACCACCCTTTGTAATCGTATTGAACATACTAAGATCAAAAGGGATTTTATCTTCCTGAAGATGATAGAAATCGTATCGTTTATCTGAGTTTTCAAAATAGTCGTGGCCAACATTAGTATCAAAAGACACGCTTAGCGCCTTTGATAAAATACCAGGGATAGCACCATCGGTTAAATTTTGATCCTTTCCATCGATGATACCAATTGATTTTATGATTGCAAGATATACTGCTCTTTGCTTACACCATTCCTCGGTCGAGTTCAGTAGCCATTCTCGTTCCACTTCTTCATAGTTTTTCAGATCAAGTATGAGATTATGTATTTCATTACGATTGCTTTTATTTATATGATCAGACTTTTGAAACTCAACATCAAGTGCTTCTGAGTTTGGAAGTTTGTTATATTTTTGCAAAAAGGCAAGTATGAGTTCATACACAGGCCGATTTTCATTTTCAAAATACTCTGATTTTATATGAGGTAATGCTTTTCTGCAATATTCTTCATCATTAATCAGTGTTTTGAGTATTATCGTCTGTAAGTTTGTCATTATCTAATTTATCTTCAAGCAATTGAGACAATATGTCTCCCATAAAATTTTTGAAATCTATTGATTCTTCGAGTTCCGTTTTGTTTAAATTGTCGGGCACATCTTCGAGCTTAAAGTCGAATTTAATCTTAAGCTCACAGTTGGCCTCATCTTCGTGTAAAGCAACTTTTCCATAAGTATATATTACACCAAGATAAGGACCTTGTAAAACCTTTAGCGAATATAGTTCACTTGATGGTTTTTCGACAAACTTAACTGTTTCGTTTAGATTAATCATTTGCAATGTCTGGTGAGTCATCACTTAATATAGACTTATATGCTACTTTATAACGCTTTTCGATATGAGACGCGAAGTCTGTTTTTTCGAAAATGTTATCCCAGAATTCCTTTTTCAAGGTGTCTTTCATACGAACATTGCCAGAGAGTTCACTTCCATCAACAGGGTTCTTAGCTTGATACCAACCATTCTTAGGTTTAATAACATACCCCGTTTCAAGAGCAACTTCCGTCAAGCCTGACCATTTTTCAATACCACCTTCCCAAGAAACTGAGATTGGAATCTTTGACTTTTCCTTTACAAATCGCGACTTTTCAACATTGACCACAAAGTCGTATCCTACAACTTCTGTGCCAACCTTGTCTTGGCGACGACCAATGATCCATACATTATCTGCTGAGTACATTACGCCAGTACCACCTGAAACAACTGCTTTTGGAAACATCCCTTGTTCCATATAAGTGTGGTTGATTGCAAGCAATGGTACGTCCTTTAGAGTAAGCATAGGAGTAATCATACGGAATAATCCTTTAAGGGCTTTTGCCCGTGTCATATCCGCAACTGACTTCATATTTTCAGCATCTTCAACTTCCTTTTTAGAAGCAATATTGCCAACCGAATCAATTACAACAATTACCTTTTCTTTGCGGTCGATTTCATTCAACTGATGAACAAGATCAAATTTAAGTTCTTCAATATTAGTAACAGGCGTATGAAGTACACGACTTGTATCTACGTCAAATGCTTCGAAATAAGATTGCGGTGATCCAAATTCTGAATCATAAAAAAGCAATACCGCATCCTTGTGCTTTTTCAAATAAGCACTCGCCATAAGCAACGCAAATGAAGTTTTAAAGTGTTTTGATGGACCAGCGAGGACAGTGAGTCCTGAGGCCAATCCGCCGTCGATAGATCCTGAAAGTGCAACGTTTACCATTGGCACTGATGTAGTGGTGAGTTCTTTTTCACCGAATAATATTGAATCTGCAAGTACTTCAGCACCTGTAGTTCGAGATGATTTCTTTAGTTTTTCTAATAGTGACATATATTTCCTTAATTAATAGCTATATTATACAATAAGTTACGATATTTGTATACCCTTAAATGAAAGTTTCTAGGGTTTGAGGAACTTCTTCGTAATCTACCACCGCGGTTTTATTGTCGAAAACCGCGAAATCGGCTTCTCTTGCATCCAGTTTTCCGTCTAACCAATCGTGGATATTTTGGGCCATATCCATAGCAGTTGTCACAGGAACGTTCTGGCAAATCATATTTAAATTTTTTCTTCCACCTTGAAGTTGAAAGTCATTTGGCATTTTCATAATTGCTAAACATTCACGGACAGTAAGATATCGATCTTCATCAGGATGAGTTAAGCAAGTAGGCATGTGACCAACAAAAGCGCCAATATAGTCTTTTGGTATTTCGGTTGTTTTCCTCATAATATTACCGCCCGATTTAAGCTTCTTATGTATTTCTAAACACCGCTTCGCTTGCTTATCAAAACCATTAGCTGACATCCATTCTGAAACTTCATCATATTTAATACCACGGTTTTCTAAATAATCAAGAGGATTGATGGTCTTGTCTATTTTTTCTTGAAATTGCTTATGAGTAATTCCACCTTCAAGCTCTTTAAGAACATACTTGTAAAACGGATTGTCGCTTGGCTTATTCTTATTAGTAAGCTCATTCATTGGATCGTCCTTTGAAACAAATGCGTTTCGAATAGTGTCTTCGATCTTTTCGTGCGCACGACGATAAAAATGCATGTGAGGAATTTGATTACCTTGCCAAAAGAAGTAAAACGACCTATCGCGCGTTTGGCTTAAACCATGCATTTTTGATTTTGTCTTATACAACGACATGGTATAACCATTTTCCTTTGCGATTTTACGAAGTTGCTTGACAATTGGTTCTCCCATTTTAGATGCGAGTCGTGGTGCATTCTCTCCCCAAAACACTTTAGGCTTTACGCGGCTTAAGACGTATTTCGCGGATTCAATCATCCAATCATTCGCCTTATTGTCGGTAGAAGCCGATGGGCTAAGAGAAGATAGGCCTGCGCAGGGACAAACCGCATTAACTACATCGACATAATCTGTTCTACCATTACCTTCATCAATTACGTGATAAGGCACTTCATGATTATAGTGTTCTAATAGCTGAGAATCATTTGCTTTAAACGCAGTATACGATAGCATATATTCTGGTCTTTTACCAAAGACGTTTTCCATCGCGATCGTTTCACCGCCAATGAGTGGAACTATTGATGCGTAATTGTAACTCATCCTAAGAAATTCATTTGTGGATCATTGAAGTATGTATCGATACAATCAATTTGTGAATCTAAAGATTCAATTTTTTCGATTTTCTGTTGTATCACTTCACCAATAGCTGGGTGTTCTCCAACTCCTACAGGGTTTTTCAAATAGACGTTAAGATCTGCAAGATGTTCATCGCGTTCACCGCGCAGTTTGGTTCGTATTGCTTTTATGTGTGCGTTCATGTATTGTTTTCTATATTATTCATTATATCAGCAAACGTATAGTCTGCGTCTTGGTGTAGTTTATAAAATTCATAAGCCTGATTTCTCATATCATTTCTTTTATCAGGCGACTCTCTAAGATCTAACATTTGGTTCAGTGTTTCATCAAAATCGTTTTCGTCAAACCAAATGGTTCCTGAGTTTTCGCAATCAGTAAACCTTTTTCCATAGTGTCTATGTGTACAAGCATCACCATACTTTTTATTAAAGACAGGAATCGTACCAGTACAAACAACTTCGCAATGAGTGTACTCAATTGATCGCTGAATAAAGTGTTCTTTCATGCGTGAAAGTTGATAGCCAAACCCTACCTTCGACATTCTTTCAAGCATTTCTTCTTGAATGTAAGGGCCAAACACCTGAACGTCTGAACCATAAGATTCTGATAAATCATATTTATTAGGGTCTTCTGCAAGTAAATTTTCAAATTCAGATAGTTCTCTAAAACCTAAAAATGCAGGTGATCGTTCAATGCCTTCGTACGTAGTAAGCATTTCATTTTGCATTAAATAACCATTATGAAATTTAAACATTTCTTGGTAACCTTTCCATGACGTAGTTCTACCGATCCACTTATGGTGTAACTCATCTTCACAATCGTTTTTCCAATACTTTTCTTTTACCTCGTCAAAATACATCCCTGGTTGAAACGCTACAATGGGTGTTCCTTCTTCTGTGCCAAATAGATCTACTTTTGGTCCAACTAAATTACCAGCGTATTTTGCAAAATCATTAGTAGTCGAATGTACAAATATAATATTGGCCTTTTGAATAGCTTCGTCTAAAGCGCCATTACGGCGGATTGATTGCATAGCATGGTCATGCTGAATCAGCGCTACGGGTATTTGTATTTCACTCAACATACGTTTAAAGTTTTCAATTGCCTCTTCCTTTAAACTCATCGCTGGTAAAGAATTAATAATAGCAATATCTGCTTTATTCACTTCTTCAATCATACTATCGACTTCTTCGTCTTTAGCAAATTTTAGCTGATGGATGTTGTCAGTTTTATGCGCATTCTTTCGCGTCCAAGATTTATCTTTAGACGCATATACGTTATAAGAATAACCATGTTTTTCATAGAATTTGCATTGTTCAATTGTGAACTTTGTTACACCACAGCCTTCGATGCCTCGGCCCATAATAATTGCTATCTTTTTCATAACTAATTTCCTATCGTCATTAGCCAGCATACTGCGGTGCCTAGCGCTACAAATAATGCTATTGTCATATCTATTGGTATCATAATTCGTCGTCCTCGTGGGTGCAAATCGATTCATCGTATCCCATATCACTAAGGTTATCCCATAGCGTTCTTTCAAAAATTAGTTCGCCATCTTCTTCGCCAATATCGATAATCCAATCTGGAGCATGATGGGTCCAATCGTTGTCAACCATGTAGTGTAAGTGTCCTTCGTTTGAATCTTCTTCAAACCTAACAGTTAGAGGTTTACCTCCAACTTCTAAATCGAAATCAGTTACCTTTTTAAAGTAGACTTCGTTTGGTGGGTATTTTAGTTTTATCTTTGCCATATTTTTATTTATTAATATTTAATGTACGTTACTTTTACGCCGGCTTCTTTTAAATAGTCCATTCCTTTTCCGCAAGAATCGTTCCATCGTATGTTATTAGTTTCACTCATAACAACTTCTTTTATACCGACTTGAATAATAGCTTTAGAGCATTCGTGGCAACAGGGCAATCCGTGCACATACATCGTTGCACCATTAAGTGAAACTCCGTTATGCGCACAATTGTAAATCGCATTCATTTCAGCATGGACAATGCGATCATATTTTGTTTCGCGGTTCTTATATAATTCATCACTATCGTCTATGCCTCGAGGAAAGCCATTATATCCCTGAGACAACACTTGTCCTGATTCGCCAATAACTACTGCACCGCATTGCGTTGAAGGATCTTTCGACCATTGCGCAATATCACGGGCTAAATTTAAATAGCGTTTATTCCACTTATTACTCATCAATGTATTCTGACTTTAAGTCAAAAAGACTTTGAGCCGCCTTTGGTTTTTCTCGATTTAGAAAGTCTTTGTTAGGATCTTGGCCGTCAATACCACCTCTTGCGTACGCACCAATAAAAGATGCATAGTTGATTAAGTCTTTACAAGAGTCCTCGATTGATTCAAAATTTTGTTCGTAGTCGGGGTCATTTTCCATAGCCTCGATTACAGAATACATTCTAAGAACTTTAGCGTAAACAATATCTAATATCGTGAGAGCACCTCGAGGATAGTAATCCGCTTGACTAATACGAGATTTATCGTTTTGATAATCGTTTGATTTGCGTAACTGAAGTGCAATTGCTTCGTTAATAATTTTGATTGATTCTTTATCCATTATCTATATATTATACCTTAAGTTTAGTGTTTTGTAAATAGTCAACATTTAAAACTCTCCACGTGTCGCCTTTTCTTTCTGACAAATTAACTGCTTCTCTAAGAGGAAGCATTCCTTTAAATTCAAATTGTAAAACCTGTCCAATCTTATAGTCGTGTTCTATGTTTTGTGTATATCCAACGATGTGAGTAAGTTGCTTGCGCTCATAAGACTCAATCATTTTAGGAATATCGTTTAGACAAATGTTAGGCCATTTTGTAGGTTTACGTTTTAAATCGATGAAAGTATTTTCGTCGTACATCCAATCGTGCCTCCATTGGTAATCTTCTTCTTCACCTGTTTCCGGATTAGTTGCAATTTTATCTACTTTCATTTTACCAACGCGTTGAGCAGTAAACTCGAGTGCGAGTGCATCTACGTTTTTACGAACCTTATACGCCGGTTTCTTTGCCTCTTCATCGAGTCTATTGAGTAACCATTCGTCTACTACGTATGTATGGTTATTAATTATTTCTGCGATATCTTCAATCATGTGTGTCTTGAGCTTGTAGGAAATGTTATTGCTTCCATAGTATTACCAAAGCATTCGTCAGCGATTGAAATCGTTTCTTGTCTTTTATTTTCAGACGCAATAAACTCGTCGATGAATTTGAAGTGGCGTTCGTAAACATGTAGAGAACCAACGTTCCAATAAATGTTGCCAAGTTCAACTTTAAGTTCATGACACATCATGTCTGCCATGTACTTTTGCCAAGCGTAATCGTTGCGATACCCAAAGACTACATCGTTACTACGCATTTGAACAACTACTTCAAGTTTATCATCGCGGATCATATACTGAACTGCGTTAGTGCAAATAAAGTCAGACATACCATTTGTATCGTACTCGTTCCAAATGCTTGGACGCGTGTAAACCATAACTGCACGGCGTGAGTCAGGATTCTTATGCAGTTCCATAGCACAATTGCAATACTGATTATGATTTTCCTGACTAAGAGTAAGATAACCATAGTTAGAATTAATCTTACCACTTTTATCAGATATCATTTGCCAAATTTGAGGAACAGTGCCTTCGATGTCATTGACATTAAGAGATTTTGATAGATACCAATCGAGTTCACGCTTGATATAATCTAGATTGATTTTACCAAAGATCGTGGGTTCGTCTGCTATAAAGTTAGCATTAACGATTTCAATGGTTTTTACTCCTGTTTTGTCTGTGACGTAAACGTCATTTATGCGTTTTGCTTTGAACAAACTGCGGATATCTTTTACTGAGTTATACATATATTATATTATAATCTAAGATTGACGATTTGTAAATAGCTTAATACCCCTTTCGTACAAGCTTGTACTCTTGAATAAGTGGAGCGTTTTCGCCATTAAAGAATTCTTGTGCCCACTCATTTCGCTGTTTTTCTTCAAGACGATCAAATACCCGATCTGCGACAGGGCTAAAAAGAGTTACTTCAACAGTGATGTCGCCCGTTTCTTTACTCGTGTCGACATTAATAGATCGATCGCGAGTGGTGTACACATCGCGGATTTTAGTGAATGTATTAAGTTGTGTGTGATTTACGTTTTGCATAATATATTATAATCTAAGATTGATGATCTGTAAACAAATTAACTGACCCACACAAGATCTTTCCATTCACTTCTTATCACACTTCTATCAATAAAGATATAGTTGTGAGGTATTTTAGTGCCTTGTAGCATTTTACCATCTTTATCGTAGTAAGGAAATTGGCTTCCCTTCTTACTATTGCATTTCCGGCATGTGATAGTCTTATTCTCAATAAAGTTAGTACCACCATTTGATTTTGGATCGACATGCTCAATTGAAAGCTGATGCTTTGGAAACTTATCAAAGCAAATTTGACATCTGTGGTCATAGAAAACACATAGCTCTTTAAATGAATAGCTTTTATTTCTACGCTTGCGAAAGAATCTTTCTGTCACAATAGCCACTGTTGGCAATGTCCATATCTCATTTGTAGATGCTAAGCACGGCTGATCTTTGTGTAAGTTAGCATAATCATACCAATCGCTAAACGTGAATTGGTTTCTATCTTTATCTAAGCCAATAACTCTTCCACGAATGAAGTGCTTGAAACAAGCTCTTGCTGTTAGAACTCCGATTGGCAACCAAGCGTAATCTAAAAGAAGAGTTGTTCTATCTGATGACTGTACATGTTTCATAATAAAGTGGAGTGCCGGACAGGATTTGAACCTGCATAAATCTGAGTTGCAGTCAGATGCCTAATCATTCGAGCCACCGACACATATGTTTGAAAGAATTTTTTAAATGGCGCCGCAGCTGCGACATAAAATGGTGGACCATATCGGAGTCGAACCGATCACCTCCTGCG